TCTTTCCCCAGTCATAGCTTCCATCGGGCTTCTTGAAAAATTGTTTAACCGAATTTATTAGCGACCCAACACCACTACCGGTGTCAGCAAATTTTCCAGTCTTGGGGTCATAGGTCCATGACGAACCGGCAGAATCCCCCGTATATGTGCCGTTGGGGTTTACGGTATATACCTGACCATCAGGATCTTCGTACGTAATGCTGCCGTCTTTGTTTAGCGTTTGGAATCCGCCGCCTTCAATCGGCTTGCGTACACCGGTTTCAAGGCCAGCGCCACTTGCTCCGCCCGGAGTTGTGGTGTCAACATTGGTATTAGCTCCTGGCGTACTACCATCGCTATCGTTATCTCGTTGCCAGCTGGAACCATCATAGGTATAGGTAGTACCGCTGGAGTCAGTCCAGGTGGCGCCGGGTTGGTAGCCCGTATCGCTACTGTCGTCATACCAATCACTTGTACCATAATCCGACATAATTAACCTCTCTGCTGAAGCAACGCCAGCAGATCGTCGATAGACCCGCCTGATGCCATTTTAGATTGTGTTTGCTTCTTTGCAAACGGATTTACTTCCAAAGGGGCCTCCAAGTCAAGCACTGATCCAATATCTACTGTTGGAGGGGGCGTAGGGGCTTGCTGACCCTGCTGCCCCAAAAGCGCCAAAAGCGACATTAAATCAAGCCCGTTGGAGGTGGGTTTTCCCGTAGGCGCTGGTGTTCCTCCAGGTGTTCCTCCAGGTGTTCCTCCAGGTGTTCCTCCAGGTGTTCCTCCAGGCGTTCCTCCCGGTGTTTTGCCAGGGGTTGTGCCAGGGGTTGTGCCGCCTCCGTCGACGGTCGTACTTCCAACCGGCACGCAAGTATGCGTGTTTAAATCAAGAACATAGCCTTCTGGGCAATGCGTGGAGTCATCCGGGTTGTCATCGTTAGCAACGCACATGCTGCCGTTCCAGGTCCAACCTTCATTGCATACAGGTTGGTTATCTTCACCGCCGCCAAATTCACCGCCCCCGCTGGTAACAGGCCCAGTTGGTTGAGTATGCGTAGTTGGGGTGTTTGATACAACAAGGCCCTCATTTAATGACCGCCAAGAACTTGGATCATTAAATCCATAAGACAGGGCTTCCTGTTGTTCGGCGTAGCTATTCCATCCGGCGCTTCTAGCGTCTTGTTCTTGTTTTTCGGCTTTAGCTTGGGCCGCAGCGCGTGCGGCATCTTCGTCATCAGTTGTTGTGGTGGTTGCGCCACCACCATTTTCATCACCAGATTCTCCACCAGATTCACCACCAGATTGAACGGGGGTTTTGTTGCTAGTCGTGTTTAACTTGGCAAGCAAGTCTTCTGGCAGAGAACTAAAGTCTCCGCTTTCTATGGCGGCATCAATTAAACCCAACTCTTGCGGAGTTAAATCAGACGTTGTTTTTGTTGAACCCGTTTCACTACTACCGCCACGATCAGTATTATCCAGTAAATCCTCTTGCAATTTTTTGGTGTCTTGGTTTGGCATAAACCAAGCATTTTGGGTGGGGTCGTAATAAGAACCTTCTGGCTTATTATCTGCCTGGGATATAGGAAGCAGGCTATACCCAAACGGGGGCGTAACCGTATCGGCCCTAGAGGTGTCTCCATAAATAGGAGACCCGCCAACATCAACTTTAAATGTATCTGCGGTTACCGGACCAGCAACTTGAACGCCAGATAATTTTTTTAGTTCCGTATCAACTTCTTTAGCGGCATCTGTACCTATTATATGCGCTAGATCATCGCCTATTTGTTTATTATATTTTTCAACATCAGTACCAAGCGTTTTGGCAATGTTTTCAGTGTTGGTATTTAACTCGGTTATTTGCGAAGCTAAATTATTAAGTTCGTCAGTATATTGTTGATATTTAGGCAGCGCATTGTTAACATTTTGATGGTATGTATCAACAGCATTTTTATTTGCTGGAAGATAGTTTTTAACAGTGTCATTGTAATTATTAATCGCTTTTGTTGCATCTGCTTGATGTGCGTTGAGGTAATCTAAAGCATCGTGAGCGACAGAATTTGCGGACGCTTTAATTATTTCACCATCCGGTCCTATTTTATACCAATAACTATCATTGTTATTAGAATCATAGCCATACTTATAACCCAATGCGCGAAAGGTATCGTTATGAGTGTAGGAGGTAATAAGGGGTCCATTATAGTCATTACTGCTTAATGTTTCATATACATTATTGTAGAGTGAAATAATGCCTTCTTGTTCTTTAAGGTATTTTACAGTTTGATTGTAATTATCAATAGCGTGGCTTTCTTTATCTGCCGCAAATTTTACGTAATTAGTATAATATTCATCAGCTTCAGCTTTTTTGGTGTTGTATGAATTAACAAGCTCATTCCCTTTGGTTTCATTTGTTTTTAGGCTATTAATACCACCGCTGATTGCTGAAGATAAAGCGACTGCGGCTGTAGATTGCGCTACAGCATCGACAACAGATTTGCCGGTAAGGATTGCTTTAGTGGCCGACGATACGGCGTTAGAAATTAACCTGGAATCAATATCTTTGGGGTTGTATCCTTGATCGGCTAGTTGTTGTGTTACATATCCGTTTACAGCTCCCGATGCGGCTGCGGTTAATACTTCACTAAGAGGTCGCTGCCGCAAAGCAGTTACGGCGGCGCTACCAGATGCGCTAGTAACAATTTGCTTTATTAATGCTTCGTTTGCATACTGGGGACCAAGTTGCTGCAGAGTTTGTTGTTCAATAGGAGAATATTGGTTACCCGCATAATCGCCAATTTCTTTACCCGCATATGCTGTAGCTGCCGCTAGAGCAATATCCCTGACTTTACCGCCGTTAGCCGCCGTAACTGTTGCTGAAGCTATAGGTGCGGGTATACCAAACTCTATTAAAATAGCGGTTTCAATAATGGGCAGTGGATTTCTTGCAATATTAGATACCGCTGTACCAATAGATGAAGACAATCTTTGGACGCCTTCCGCAAGGCCACCCGTAATTGATTTGGCTGTGTCGTATAGCCCGCCAGTGATATCGGTAATGAAGTTCATAGCTGGGCCTCAGAACAGATAAAAACTTGCCATGGGAGCGCCTTTAGAGCTGGGTATAGACCGATAATAGTCCAGACCAAGCCCGCGCATTACGCGAACAACGTCTTCATTTTTAGACGCAATGGTTGCGCGGGTAAAACCCGCTTTTTGCATGGCTAACCCAAAATTTTGAATTGCTTTAGCCAGCACCTTGCCTTCATCCGCAGTAGCAATATAACCGTCCGCTTCTTTATCCGCAAACTTGTAGATATACAAGCTGTTGCTGTCACGCATGACTCGCAGAACATTATCTTCAATTGCGGCGTGCAATTGAGCATATGTTTCCTGGAAGTTTTCTCCGGTTTCTTTGCTGTCTTTTTTAATAATCTGTTGTACGTCCATGCGATCCATTATGCCCCCTTATGCCGTCAAGTCCCAGAAGGAAAGGGAACCGTAACAATCTCCAGAAGGAGTTGCTGAATCCACCGTTCTGATGCTGACGCTAATAATGTCACTGACACCTGCCAAAGACATGCCTGGTTGGAAAGCCCAGTTGTATCCTGCCGGATCAACCAAAGGAGGGCTACCGCCAGAACCAGAGGCGTTTACATAATCAGTTTGTATGATTGATCCGCCCGTGGTAGCGGTGGCAGAAATATCATATTCAACGTTGGAATCCGTTGATACCGGCGTCCATGATGCGCCTGTAAGAGTTGGGTTTTTGACCAACGATACCTCATAGTTTTGGCTGGTAATTGGCAGTATCTGAATACGGGCAGGGACAACCACCGCCCCGCCTCGGCCAGCCGCCAATCGAATAGAAACCACAGGTTTATTAGTCAGGCCAATCGTTGATAGCTTTGTAGCACGCCGGGCCACATGACCAATAGAGTACTGTTCATACCCACCCTCAGAACAAACCGACGAGCAAATCTGTTTCATGGTAGCTGCAACAGCAGACGTAGATGTAATCTCGTACCGCACTGGCAGGGTAGCGGTGGTCATATACGTGGTGGTGATGTCGTTGGCATTATTGAACGTATGGCAGACGATGTACTGGCCATCAATGATGAAGCCGCAACGCACACTACCAACCCCAAGCCACTCAAAGTCCATCCACAGAATTTGTGCCTTGGATGAATCTAGGGTATACCCTGATGCGCCCGTACCGTCTAACTTGTCGCCGTTCCAGTTGGCTTGGGTTACCGTCCGCGCATCACTGACTGAACCAGTCACGCTGGAACGCAACACAAAGCTGTTAGTGCCATCCACTCGCTGGAAGAACACCCCGTTTTCAGTATTGAAGTACCCCACCCGTTGGGTTAGATTAGTGCTAGAGCTACCGTCCATGCAGAACGTAGCAAGCACCAATAACCCTTTACCGGGCTGGTATGGGAACGACCGAAATGTCTGGCGGACCACAGACCCTACACCACCAGCGGTCACGCTCATATCCAGCGCAGACTGTGCGCTTTGGTAAGTAGTTGTGCCGGTGCCGGTTGTGGCGGTGTCAAATTGAATGTCTGCTGCGTATCTGTTCTGACTGTCAAACAGGGTATAGGGCTGGCTGACACGCTGACGACCAAACGCATCCAAAGCCGTGGGCGGGAATGAAATTGGTACTTCTGTATTAGACGCCACAAGCTGCCCCACAATCTTATTTAGTTGGTTGAAGTACAGACGCAGGACGTTATTGAACTGTTCCTGATATCTGGAATCATATTGCGTTGGGGCAAGCGGCAGGTTAGGAGGCGTAACCTGACTAAGAGTGTACTCAGACGTGACAATCAGCGTCATGTATTACCCCTGCGGCCATCAGTTTTGATGTCGATACGGGGGGAACCTAGTTGCCATTGAGACCCAAGCTGCTCATTTTCAAACTGCATAATCATTTGGCGCCCGCGCACCCGGATATATACTTGCCCGGTAAATTGTTCGATGGGCACAGTTGCGGTTCTGGTTACAGAGGCGTAGTCAACGCCGCCCTGCGACGTAGGGTTGTTATATCCTGAACCAGAGTTCTGCATCGGGATCAAGGTCAGCGTACCGGTTGGCGATTCAGTGGTTGACCCACGGAATGTGATGTCAGGCAACATACGCCAGACAAACCCAAACTTATCTCCGTCGTCGATATCAAATTCCGCAGAACTGATTAATGAATAGATTGCTACTGGATCACTTCCAGTATTGTCATCTACACCCTCTTCATGGTTGACAAGGTTATTTGAGTAAGTGGCGGCGACCGGGTAGGGACGTAGACCGGAATCTAGCCAAGCTGTACGAGCTAAACTGCCATAATACCAAACGCCTTCGCCGCTATTTTCAACGTAGTTATATACCACGTACTTATCAATGGTGGTAGATTCAGCACTGCAATAGAACCACCATACTTCGTTAAAGCCTTCGCTAGTACCCGCAAATACCTGCGGAGCCTGCTGCAAGTTAATATCCCCGTAAATATATTGGCGCAAGTCGCAGCGCAATGTCTGGACACGACCGTCATATTTATAGAACTTGTCTACGCCCATCCAGTACACAACACCGGAAGCAACTATGGCGGCGTTCTGCCCAATAATAGATATGTTATCGCCCAACAACTGAGTACCCCAAATTGATGGGGTGCCAAGGTATTGCATCGAATATAGCGAAGAATCTGTAAAAACAACAATTTCCTGACGGGTTTGAACAGCAGTGATGATCTCAGACCCATGGGAAAGCAAATTACTCCCAGCCTGGTTTGTTGCTTCGGGTGTCCAAACATCCACGTTTTCTTTGTCGGACCAGCGAATTAACATAGGGTTCTGCGTCGTGCTGCCGTAGTCGTTTGTCCCAAAGGCAATAGTAAAACGCAACGTGTCAGAAACCAAAATAAAATTTTGAACCACTGGGATATTGGCGTCGGTACCCAAATACTGAATAGCTATCCCTCTATTAGAGATAGTATGGCTACCACTTTGTGTGCCGGTTGTTGTAATGGGCGACCCACCTTGTGTTGCCGACAAAGAGAATGTGCTACCACTAGAACTAACCACGTAGTAAATCGTACCCACTGAAAGCCCAGTTGGTAATGTGCCGGTGGTTTGTAGAGTAATTGGCGTGCCATCTGTAAGATTGGCCGATGCAGTTACAACTGCGGGTGAGCCAATTGTTACAGTAAACGCGGGGGGTAAAACGCCAAGCGCTGCATTCCAATAGTAGATAACGCCGCCTCTAGGAGCAAACAACAGGTTTTCGCCAAAATTGGACTGGCTCCACAACCGCATTGTTTCTACTGACGTGGTTCCAATGCCCCAATATCCAGACCCCCAAAAACCCGCACCCCACCCAACTATGGGGGTGGCATAAGCTGGACCAATATTAATTTGGTATACCGCATTAACAGTTGAGCCGCCAGTAGCCCCAACTGCTACAGCACTTGTTGTTTGGATAACATACGTACTGCTGTCAGTGATGGAATAGATCTGAAATTCGTTATTAAGCAAAGTGGCGTAGGTGCCTGTTGCTCCGTTAAACGTAACGAAATCCCCAATTAACGCCCCATGTGCAGGCGAGTTTACCGATACATTGATCGTTCCGTCGCCAGTAAACGGATTATTAGGAAGCACTGCGGCACTGCGGATGGGAGTAATATCATTGTATGCGCCACCGCTCTCAATGTAGAACTTTAAGTTAGTGCCTACACCAAGCAGTTTAAGGCCGCTAAGCGTTGCCCAATTCCACAAAGATCGGCATATACCTAAGAACGTGTTGGCTGATATGCGTGCCCAACCCCCAATTTTCTCGGGGGTTCCTTGGCGGAACCGGACCCACTGGCTGTCGTACCAACCATTCTCGTTGGTGTAGCGGGTGTTTTCCTTGTTTACACCGGCTTTGAGGGTCAGTTTTTTGAGCGGCATCTGGATTCCTACGACAGAAATACGGCGCGTTCGTCAATCCGACGGTTTTGCAGCCCTTTAAGGATTTTGCCACCAGCCATGCAATACTTCAATAGCTCCTCAGCAGCGCCTTCTTTATCGCCGCGATTGAGCTTTTGACGAAGCGTCGAACGCTGGAGTGTTCCCAAACCGACGTTAAAACTAAAACTGACAAGACCGTCAAACATACCTTGGGTGAGAGGTACTGTAATGTACTGAGCCACTCCACGTTCAAACCGAGCAAGGTCGCTTCTGAGAATCCCATCGACTTCTTCCATTGAAAACACCCGGTCATCCTCCGGGCGCAGGGGGACAGACATCCTGTCCTCTAGTTTTAACTTCCCCTGCTCGGGGTACATGACATGCCCAACGCCAATCGTCCATAGCTTGGCTGGACATCTGTAAGCCTTTTGTCTTACACCTTCATGGTGCTTGATCATGGCTATGGCTTTGGGGCTAACGTTCATTTGCCAAACGCCCGACCGCCAAAGTGGAACGCAATGATGCTGGCAAAGAGCGCCTGGGTGTCGTCGTCCCACAGCTGGTTGGCCATGTCAGTGAACGATACGTCATGAGTAAAGCCATGCCAGACCAGGGCGCAGTCGATGCCCACCAGCAGGAAGAAGAAACCGTAGGTGATCACCGGGCGCACGCTGGCGCGTAGGTTCTTCATCCACTGGCTAGTACCCTCGTTGAGCGCGGTGTCGTGGGCGTAGATCGCCTGCATCTCAGCCTGCTGTGCGGCAATCACAGACTGTTTCTCGGCAGACTTGGTTTCAATCTCAAGCTGCTGGGTGTGGATGTTCTCCACCCGCTCCTGGGCTTCAAACCCCAGTTTGCGCATCTCCAACTCCCTGGCGATCTGCATCTGGGCCAGCTCCAGTTCATGTTTTTTATCACTGCGATCCTGCAGGAAGTCCAGAAGTTTGGGCAAGCCGCCCATCAGGAAAGAAATTAGGGTGGATAGTAGTGTCAGCATTAGTAACTCTTTTTGGTTAACATTGATGAAGCGATAGTCATAAGGGACTGAACGTCCTCTATGCTCTCAGGTTTATCTTTGAACCCGACGGTAATTTGACCGATGAAACGTGAGTTGTCCGGTGGTACAGAGATTCGACAGCCGTAGGTGACACCAACTTCGACGTACCACAGCCCGATTTCGCTTTGTGGCTTGTGGTAATCACCGCATGGCGTTTCTCCTGCCATAAGGCGTACAACGTCTGCGTTATTGTTGGGGTTTTGGGTAAAGAGACCGACATCGATTCCCTCCAATCTTTTATCCCTCCCGTCCTTTGTAAACGCCCGGTAAAGCACTCGGGTGCCAAATAACGGATTCACCTTGAAAATAGCCACGGTCTGTGCGCCGCCGTACTTGATCAGCACTGCTGCAGCATCTTCCACCCTGGCCTCGTTAATTGTTGGCAACTTTTGACTTTCTTTGTAAGCCCCTACCAACAGCTCTTGGTTGGCGTAAACAAACCAAGCACAGAACCCAAAAACAAACATGATTAGGAGAGCAATGAGCTTGAACGGGCTGTCCACATAGGCCAGAACCCTGTCTAAAACCCCCAGCGCTTTGTCTTGCTGCTCGCTCACCTATCGCACCTTTCAATCAGTTGTCGGTACTTACCAATCTTCTGCGTAATCCGCTCGTTCTCCAGCCTGAGCTTTTGCATGTCGATGTACATGAACATCATGGTGGGTAGCATGATCGCAAACAAAAAAGCCAGAATCGTCATACCAACCAAGTATCCAATCGGTTCTTCTGGTGAAGCATCACCGACCAGATTAGAGCCACCAGGTACGCCGCCATAACCAGAACGATTACCACCTCCAGGATTACCTCTTGGATTTGATCTAGTCGGACCCTGCGTTGCCATTCCAGCTCCCTTTGCATCTGCTCGGCTAGCTCTATCTCCCTTTCATGTTCCTGTTCCAACCGATGCAATGTTTGCTCAAAGTCGGCCCAGAATCCACCCGGCAATCCTAGCTCATAGATGATCATGTTGCGCAGCGCTTCATACTGCTGCTTCAACTCAACCTTCCGAGCGACCTCCTCAAAAGCAAGAACTTGAAGCGATTTCCCCTTTGGTGGGTTCTTCTTAACTTCAAGTTCCGCTTTCTTCAGTTCCTGCGTATGCTCCAGTACCTTACCAACATGGTGAGTGACCTGGCTGGTCAGGTCAGCTACTTCTTTGCCAGCTGCCTGAGCTTCCTTAACCAGAGCACAAAGTTTGCGGACGCCTGATATGGCACCCGAAACCATCGTAAACGCAGTAACTGGATCCACATCTTATGCTGCCGGAGGATCGCGCAAAACCAATCCGTCGTCAGACTGCTCTTGCTGTCTGCGTGCTTGCTCGGACATGTTCTGAATCAACGGCCAAACATTGGTTTTGGTCGGCAGTTCGCTCAACAGATTCAACAAGTTGGCTAGCATTTCTGCAGTCAGTTCGATTTTTACGATGTCTTGGTTGGACATTTAAGCTCCTGTAGTTGACGATAAAAACACTTGGGGTGGCTGCGGTTTGCGGGGCCAAGGTTCCCCTGGCACAGGCGGCAACTCAATGGGTTCGTTTTCTGTGTTCATAAGACTCCTTTACTTTGCTTCTAACACTGCAATACGGGCGGTCAACTGTTCGATCAAAGCCTGTTGCTCTTGCATGGCCTTAACAAGACGTGCCTCCGTTTTGCCCCATCCCGTCAACGTCAACATACCATCGGTGCCTTCGCTCACGGAATCAGGGTAGACATTATTAATCTCTTGTGCAATAAAGCTGGTCTGATGACCGCCGCCCACAGAGTCAATGTAATCAAACTCAACCGGTCGCAGTGCCATGATATTGGCAAGTTGCGGCTCCAAGTCCACAATGTTTTTCTTCAGGCGACTGTCTGAATATGTACCAAAGGCCGCTTGGTTAGCTCCGTTAGCGTTGATCTGACCGGAGCCATAAGGCCCGCCACCCCCGCCTCCACTATCGCGCAAGAATTGAGCGTAGATATTTGAAGTCGTAGTGGTGTTATCTACTTTGCTCAGTGTCAGGCACGGGTTTCCTGCATCACCGCTGGATGTACTGTCAATAGAGGCAATCCGCCCGGCAGCCCCATTACCGTTTACAACAAAAGAAGCGCTAAAGAGATTGACATTGCCGCCAAACAAAGCCTGTTTGGAACTGTTAAACCGAAGCACCTCGCCGTCAGTAATAGAGGCCGTGGTTGATACGCTAAATACAATTTTTCTATCGTAGCTAGCGTCCCAAATATAAAAACCGCTTCCAGTAGTTCCGCCACCTACGCTGTATATTCCACCCATACCAGAAACAGTTCCAGCTGAGCCGTTTTCAGCACGCAAGGTAACATTACCACCATTTGTAGAACCATTAGCAGCATAAAATCCGCAATATGCGTTAGCCGTACTGCTGCTATTAATAGCACTAAAAAAGTTTGCGGTTGTAGCAGGGACTCCTGTACCAACACTTATAGCGTTACTTGCCGCTGACGATGACATTTTTGCAAACGACGCGGTAGCCAGCGCACTAGCGCTCGTCGCATACATGATTCCGTTGGCGGTAAACGAAGATAGGTTAGTTCCACCATTGGCAGTGGGCAAAACACCGGTAATCTGAGAAGTCAAATCAACACCAGACAGCGTACCGCCCAAAGTCAGATTTCCAGTGGAAGTAACCGTTCCAGACAACGAAATGCCATTTACTGAGCCTGTTCCACCAACTGAAGTAACCGTACCTGTGTTGGACGTGTATCCGTTTGGATTGGTTGCCGGGTATGCGCCGAGGTTTGACAATGCCGTTGCCGCACTTGAGGCGTTTGTACCCCCATTAGCAATAGGCAACAAGCCAGAAACCTGGGTGGTTAGGCTTACGCCGGACAAAGTTCCACCAAGGGTTAAGCTACCACTGCTTGTGACTGTGCCAGACAACGAAATACCGTTTACTGAACCTGTTCCACCAACCGAAGTAACCGTACCGCCAGGGTTGGACGACGCGATTGTTATTGACCCAGCAGCGTTGGTTATGGTTACGTTGCTACCAGCAGTTAGCGTGGTACGAGTAAACCCTGTTCCGTTACCAATATCTAATGCGCCATTGACAGGTGTAGAGCTAAGCCCCGTACCGCCGTTAGCCACAGGCAAAATGCCCGTAACACCCGAAGTTAAGGGCAAACCGGTAGCATTAGTCAACGTGCCAGAAGAGGGTGTACCAAGTGCGCCGCCATTAACCACAAATGACCCGGCAGTGCCAACGCTAGTACCCAGTGCGGTTGCCACGCTAGTGCCAAGACCCGATACACCAGAGGCAATGGGTAGGCCGGTGGCGTTGGTAAGAGTTACAGAAGTTGGTGTTCCCAAGATAGGGGTGACCAATGTAGGCGATGTGGAAAGAACGTTTGAACCAGAACCCGTTGAGCTGGTAACTCCAGTTCCTCCATTGCTGACCCCCAAGATTCCGCCTAAGGTAACTGCCCCCGTGGTAGCCGTGCTGGGAGTAAGACCTGTAGACCCTGCGCTAAAAGAAGAAACAGACGAAGTGGTACCGATCTTTACATAGTCAGACCCATTCCAAGCCACATCGGCTTTTTCTCCAGCAACCAAAGTCACGCCGGTAGTAGGGCCAACGCCAACAATCTTCACGGATTGGCTGGTAGAAGTTGCGTTAATAACCGTATATTTGCGGCTTGATGCAGGCACCGTAACGGTCAACGTGCTGGCTGGATTGCCGGTACAGTTGATGATCGAGTACTGCGCCGTACCGGTAGTGCCACCTGATCCAACCTGAGAGATATTACTTCCGGCGCTTGAACCAGTAGTCAAAGACAGCGTAACCGCCGTCTGGCTACCGCTGATGGTCTGCGTACCTGCAACAGCAATATCCAGGTAGTCCGTCAAACCCCTGTTGATGTCATCGCCCCAGGTTCCAGACTGTGATCCCGTTACAGGCTCCGCAAGTTTCAGGTTGGTTGTATAGGTGACACTCATGCGCTGCTCCTGAAATTAAGGTGTCGGTGTGGGCGGTGTTGGCTCAGGCGGTGCCCATGGCAACGGGGTCGGTTGTAACTCCGAAGTGTAAATGATTTGGGGCAAAACTTGTGCAATATGTCCCTGGATAGCAGGCAGGTTGGGCGTGTTGTCCAGCACCCACTGAGTCATAATTTCCTGGGTTAGCTCGTCGTAGGGAATGAATCCCGCTTCTCCTGGCTTTGGAAGATCTGTGGTCTGCGGGAGGCTAAAAGACTGGCCCATGGCCGTGCCCGTGTAATTCCACTGAACCTGGCGAACCACGTCGGTCAGATCGCCTTCCGTATTGGTCAGAGCACCGGTGATGTCTACTGTGTAAACGATGTCTAGGGATACCATGTTGTTTCCTTTTGATTAATTTGATGCCCACGGCAGGCTGACACGCTGAGCGGCTTT